CGTCTTACACGGCTGCGTCGGATAGCTCGTCGACATCCAGCTTCTGCCATTAAGCAAATCGCTAATGACTATCTGCTGGAGAAATTTGGGATTAAACCCACTGTCGACGATATTATTGAATTCGTACGTCTTCTTTCATCTTGGAAGGAGAAGTACGACCATATGGATCAGTTACTAAATGAAGAACATGTCTGGCGTGCCGCACAGCTGGACATTTTTGACCGTGTTCAGGATCATAATTATATTTCAATATATCATGCTCCCTTGCGCGATCTAAATGTCAAAGCTAGCGTCCGCTATCAACACGCTTATTTCAATAGATGCTGCAGATATAAATTTGCAGCTCCTGAGTTCCAGGGATGGTTGGCTCGGCTATGTCAATTTATAGACGCTTTTGGCGTCCTTGACCCGGCTGCGATATGGGATACAATCCCATTTTCCTTCGTCGTAGATTGGTTTCTCGGCGTTGGAAACTTCCTTCATGAGAACCGCCCTCGGTTCTTCCCTGCTACCATTAACGTGACGGACTACTGCGAAAGCATACTCCTTAGCGCTAATGCGTCTTGGTATATTGAAGGTCCTGCAATTACCGCCCCTTTGGGCGAGTATCCAATTCCCGCTAGGGAATTGTTTGTAGGATCCCAACAATATACTACGTTTGTTCGACGGAGATTTTGTCCCCGTCTTGCAAACTTCACTGGGCTGCGGGTTAAATCATCGAGCTCTTTCGTCAAGATAGACCACGCTATTGTAGCGTCGGCCCTTCTTGCCCAACGAGCTCTCCCGCGGCATTAACCAAGTATCAAAAACTAACTATAAAGGATGCCAGTATGTTTACTGACCCCATGACAGTTAAGTTGCCCCTTGATGCTACTGACACGTTCAGCGGAGCTGCAAGCAGTTTCGCTATTCGTGACATTACTCTCGGGGGATCTGTTCGGCGCAACACATCGTTGCGTACGGAGCCGGTTGACCTTTCATTCTCACATCAAGTGACAGTGGAAAATAAACCAACTCTTACAGATCGTGCCCGTGTTCGAGTTGAGGGTCGTTACCCTAATTCGATTACGGGGGCAGAACTTGTTGTATCGGCATCTATCGTCGTCGCGATTCCTCGCGAAGCCGGTGGATATGACCGAGCCTTGGAGTGTCTCCTATTAGCTATCTCTGCTGCATTTGTTGCTGACGATGGGACAATTGATTTGTCCTCCGCCGGCCGTGCGCATAGATTTCTAACAGGAGAAGCTTAGTACATCTCGTCTAGATGTACTCTCTGCTATTCTTATGGGCGGTTCAGATATGAACTAACGTACTGGCTAGGAGACCTATCCTTATGGAAGATCATAATAGCCTAGATGTATATACATCCTTGTTCATTAGTTTATATCGGGACATAGCTTCATGCTGTTCTGAAGTTCGTGAGTCTCGTTTAGATGAATTAAAAATTCTCAAACGAGTTTCTGCCGAGGGAATTTCGTTTTTCACGAAATCTCTCCCGGCCTTTGGTAAAGCCTTTGACAAGGCTCTATCAAATGATACTCCGCTGTCTGTACCTGGATTAAAAACAAATCCAGGTAGCGTAATCCCCAAGTTATTTGGGTGGTTACTCCGGCGTGTATTCACGAATGAAGGGAAGGTCCGCAGTGATGCCGACCCTACCTCAGTTCTGCATGCGCGTCAACTGTTCTACTTTCTGTATAAGGTAGAATTACCCTATTCATCTGACATAGAACAGTCTGTGTTGGATGGATTCGTCTCGGTTGAACAAGAGCTCGCAAAGCTCGAGTTCGATCCATCTGTGGATATGGTGTTGCGGAGGGCCTCCGAGTTAATCGGCCGTGTTCTCTGCAATATTGATCCCTGGGACATAGTCCCAGGCCATGGACCAGGATCTGTCGCCACTGGCGAAAGCGTTTGTGAGAAGCACAATTTCGGACGGGTTTACACAACCCTAGACGAAATGTACCCCTTTACGGAGTACTTCATGCTTGGAACAACGCACGTCGCTGACGACCTCACCTGGTTACAGAACCTCCCTTCTAGTAAGTACCCTACAGCAAAAGTTGTATTGGTACCCAAAGATAGTAGAGGTCCCAGACTCATATCAGCTGAACCATTGGAAGTCCAATGGATCCAACAAGGTCTCAAAAAACGTCTTTATGATGTTATTGAGAATCATAGATTAACCCGTGGTCATGTGAATTTCACTGACCAAACGATTAATCGAGATCTTGCCTTATCGTCCTCACATACTGGGAAGTATGTGACGCTTGATATGAAGGACGCTTCCGATCGTGTTTCACTGAAATTAGTCTCTCGACTATTCTGTAAAACTGCACTTCTTCCCGCCTTATTGGCTACCAGAAGTGTACGGACACGATTGCCTGATGGGAAAGTCGTGGAATTAGCAAAATTCGCTCCTATGGGTTCAGCATTATGCTTTCCCGTAGAGGCGAT